GTCTGTATACGTATTGGTGTCAAGACATAAAAACCTTTTTGGTCTGCACCCCCCTTGCTATTCCGGAGCCAGCCTACTTCCTGTCAAGTACTATCATATTTGTGACGAAAAGATTCTCGCCAAGTCAACTCACTTCCTGTCAAGGGAAATCATATTTGTGATATTTCAACGCCATTAATCTAAACTCCTTTGTTGCCTTTCTTGTATTCATTGTATCATGTTTGTGATATGAAAGACAGCAAAAAGTCACCGAAACACCCTGTGTTTATTTGTGATTATGTGTTGTGTTTGCTTGCTCATTGCATCATAATTGTGATATAATAACACTCAATAAAGAGAGTGAATTTGAGATGTAAAATGAGTACACAAACAAAAACTATAAGAGATTACGATCCAGCAATTTACGTTGGAACTTATGCAAAATACAATCAGGGGAATCTTTCAGGTGATTGGCTCTATCCCTTAGATTATTCTGATAGAGAATCTTTCATTGAGGCTTGCGTTGAACTTCATAAAGATGAGCAAGATTGCGAATACATGTTTCAGGATTGGCAAAATATTCCTTTTGATTTGGCAAGTGAATGTGATGTTTCATCATATCTCTGGGAGCTTGAAGAAATGGACGAATACGACAGGGATTTACTTTCTGCTTATGTAGATGCAACAAGTGAAAGTGTTCTTGAACTAGGACCAAATACAGTTTTGGAGTTTGCGCAAGAAAATTATATAGGAAGCGGTGATAGAATGGATAACATTCTTGAAGATTACGCAACTGATTGCGGTTTACTCGATAACGTTCCTGATTGCATAAAATTTTGTATCGACTGGGAATTATGGGGAAGAGATCAATTTTGGTCTCATTATTACAAAGGTGAAGAATGGATTTTCTCTCACTAATAAACAAAACAAAGGAATTAACATGAAAGATATTACATTATATATGCCAAATGAGCCGGATGTTTCATTTAATGGAGTATTACTGGGGGAAGTTAGAAAAGAGGGGGACCCATACCCTGAATTATGGTACACCCTTTACAAAACAAAAGCCGGAAAATTTATATGTTTAAATCACCTAGGTTGTGGAAATGCAATGATTGTTTGTGAGACTGAAGCGGAAGTAGTGGATTTTTTTGGATACTCTGATAGCTCAAAGGAGCTTTATTCTGCCTCTGGAATAAATGACAAGCAAACCATTGACTAAACTAACGTGAAGATATGGGAGGGGGTAACAGGCGCTTGAGGGCGCACAATAAAGGAAGTTGCTATGGATATTTTAAAGACTCTTTTACCAAAGGTAGATTGCACGCGCGGTGCTCCTATGGGTAGATTCCAAAACGAATCATTCCTTAAATTAATAGAGAATGGGATTAAATTATGTGTAAGAAAGGTAGATTTAGATAGTGGTGGGTATGATATTGGAGGGGCTTATTGGGGACATTATCTAAACCTTTATTGTGTTTTTAATGAAGAGTGTGACGATATTAAAGCTGGGTCAATATACAGATCTTTTGTAAGAGCCAATACAAGGTTTGATGCAATAAATAAACTTAAAATATATGACTATGTAAAACGTAAGTCAAAGGATCAGAAAAATGGATGATGAACTAAGAAAAGTAATTAGAGAGAAGATTAATAAGTACAACGAGGAAGAGCTGAAAGTCCTTCTTCAGGCACTCCTCAAAGCTAAGAAAGATAGAAAGAAGAAATCAATAAATACAAAACATGGGAATAAATTAAATGGATGAAATTTTTTGTGCCGGAATAGGGCTTTTCCTAGCCTTTATATTTTCTCTTATTGAATTTATATTTGATGAAGCCTGAAATCCCCTAAATATCGAGTAAGACAAAAAACATACGTGACACAAAGACACAAAGAGGATATTATGACACACAAATACCACAAATTGCCTGAACATTTATTGCACTCACTACACAACTACATCAAATTTGGAGAAATTCCTGGAAGTTTCCTAAGAGCGATACTTTCGAATGATCTTGTTGAGGCTGTGAGTAGAGCTGATGACCTGAATGCTTCGCTACTTACTGAATGGGTCAAATACATTTACAACTATGCTCCTATGGGGTGTTGGGGGAGTGAGGAAGCTGTTAATCAGTGGATTTATAAGGGCGGGAACACGCGCCAACGTGACGATGAATATTAATAAAACGCCATGCTCACTATTATGAGGCTGGCTATACCAAAAGGACTTGCAAAGTGTTGAATATCAAAGGTGTTGATAAATTAAAAAATGAGTGGCAAATTTTGAGTCGCTCTAATCCGAATTATCCAAGCAGAAACGTTGTTTATTTGGTTCTAAATGGCCATGAATTCAAGCTATATCACTTCACTAGGAAGATGGATTTTGAAAACTTTGCTGATTTAGTTAGGAATTTACACAAAGGAGCTAAAGAAGATGCAAAAGATTGCGATTGAGGTTTCACATGCTGACCAAGTTTGGATCGAGGAACATTGCTTAAAAGAAGGATTAACCATGTCGGGTTTGATAGGAAAAGCTATCGAGTCATACAGAAATCCCCCCGCCCCAAAAAAAGAAACGCCTCCCAAGAGAGGGCGCAAAAAGAAAGTGGAAACTGAAGAAATAGTAAACACTGAAGAATAAAAAAAGGTAACAATGAAGCCGTCTATATCCTGGATATCTGATAATGAGAATCACACAAACGAATTTGTGAGCCTTGTTACTGGTGAACTAGAAACCCCTACGTGCACGATCGCGCATTGTGGAGTAATAAATCCCTCTTTCATAAGTGGGAATCAGAAACCAAGATACAAACTAGTGTGCGAGTTCTTTTTGGAAATCAAAACCCACAAGCATTTTTGGGATTCGATAGAGGAATTTGCAAAAGCGAATGACGTGCCGACTTTTGGGCGAAAAAGTAACAGAAATTCTCACTTCATCACGTTTCGGAGCTTTGAGCAACCCGAAATCATACTGAATAAGGATGGAAAAAACACGCCAATTTCTCTAAATCAAGATATTCCATCAGGTTACGATTGTAAGGTTAAGTTTAACTTAAAAAAATATCACGATAGAACCTCAAGAAAATCAGCATTTACATTTTACCCGTTAAGCATTACTTTTTTTCTTCCCAAGGATGCAAAAGTAATAATTGACGATGGAAATAATTAGAGTAGCTGGGTTTGATCCTGGTTTGCGATTTAGTGGATATGGAATTGTCACATTTAATTGTGAAACGAATGAGTTCTCGACTGAACATTGCGGGGTGATAAAGAATAAATCATCAACGGTACTGAAGGGGTTAGACGCAATTATGCACATGCGCGACCTGATTCAGGAAGTCTCTCAAGCCGAACAGCTTAAAACAGTGGATGCAACCGTGGTTGAAGTTCCAGCCGCGATTTACAACAAGAAATTCTCTTCAGGGGGATTGATACCACCTTCGGTAGTTGCAGGAATCGCCCTCATGTCATTTGCAGAGACTGAAGTCATACCCGTCTACCCGACTGTCTGGAACTCTCGAAAGAAGAAAGAGCAAACAGCCAAAATTGTTCAAGGATTCCTAGGAGAGTCTGAAACCTGGAACTATGACTATTGCCCGAAAGCTAAGTCCCAAATGGAACACATTATTGACGCTATGGGTATGGCGCTTTGGTATATGCGATTGCAATATCTCGATTAAGTGTCGGTGATATCTGGCCAGGTCACAACGTTGTAAATCACATGCCAATTGATTGTTTTGGCTGCTTCTCCATGCATTTCAAGTGAAATACGTTCGTTTCCTGCATCCGCTGACACGTCAAAATATGGAGTGCCTGAACTGTCGTCGTTAGAATTTCTAACTGTAACTCCAACTTGCGTAATGCTTCCACCTGTAGGTCGTCTAAATGTAGCTACAAAATTCCCGCCATTCGCCTCAGTTGTATCTGATTTCAGCCCAACCCAACGTCCTGCAATAGTTACTGCCTCTGCCTCTGCAACATCGTAGTTTGCTATTTCGGTTGTAGTGCCATCGGTTGTTTGTCCGGTTGCCTCAAGAAATATCTCTTCTGAAAGCTTAGGAGGTGTAACCGCTCCATCTTCGATTGCATCAGTGGAAATCTGAACGCCATTAGTCGGTCCACCCGTATGATCGTGACTATCAATATTATCTAATCCCGAACCGAATGAAGCTCCGTAGACTTCTTCACCACTAGTCGGTTTATAGATACTCATATTTGGGGTGCGGTCGCCTACAGCCATTATCTACCTCTAATAAGTTTTTCTAGGGATTTCCCACGGTTAATATACGCCTGCATGATGGCCTTATTTTGAAGAGGGATAACAGAATCTCTTTCGATTTCTGCAACCGCTTCTCGACGCTCAATCGGATCTTGTATCACTCCGTTCTCATATGACGGATAATCAGTGGATATCTGCTTCACAACGGTTTGAATCCCGTACTTTCCTGCAATGTCCCTGCCAGCACTCGCAATAGCGCCTGGGCTAGTAATTCCCCTTAAAGTGCCTTCAATGGCTGCTTTTCCACCAATTCCAGCCCCAACAATAGCGCCAGCCTGGGGAAAACCAAGCATCTTACCCGCTCCATATAACAAACCCGCTCTCCCACCTGATTGACCAATATTCATAGGAGTGGATTCAAAGCGTTCTGCAAGATATCCGACTTCTGGTGGTAGTCCTGGAGTTGGTGCAACCGGTTGTGCTGGTATAACAGGAGAGCTTAATGATTCAGCAACTTGAACTGGTTCACTCGGAGCTACACCGGATTGAGGCTGCCTAGGTGGTAGATTTGTTGGTTTTCGTCCCGTTCTTGGGTTTTCTAAGCCCACAGCATTCGAAATACGACTCGTTACCTTATCCTTTGCCTGCGTATACGCGATCTGAGCGTCTACAGAGGCATTTCTAAGGGCTGGGTTTATAGATTCAGCTATGGTTGACGGAAGAGCCTGGAAGCGTGTTTCTGCTTCAAATAGACCAGGTGCATTTATGCTCTTAGGAGATACGGTTCCTAATGGTCCACTTAGCTTTTCTGCTAATCCCTCGCTCAATCTGATCATTTGTTGATATTCAGGATTGCTAACGAGAGAAGAAATTAGTGGCGTTGCGTCTCTATTAGAAATCAACTTAGCCAATTCATCAGGATTCATATTCCGAATATTCTGTCGGATAGCTTCTTTTATATCGTTTCTCCAAACAGTATATCCCCCCTCTCCAAGAAGGGTTTTCTCAACTTCTCTGATTGCGTTTCTTGGCATTTTATCCAATGTACTATCGACGATCTGGACAATTTTCCTTTCAATCCTTGGTGCCACCTGCTGCATCAACCTATTTTGAGCTGCACCTTCTGGAAGCCTCTCTAGTAAGTGATTCTTAAAGTTGGATAGGATCTTCTCTTCAAACGGGGTAGAGGCTGCCGATAATCTTTCCTCTACAGCCTCAAATAGCCTTGCTACGTCCTTGCCTTCCATTTTTTGAGGAAGGTTTTCGGTAACCTCAGCTAAGAACCCACTTATCTGCTTGGCTTCCTTAGATCCTGCCTGACCACTCACGCGCACATTGCCAGAAATGAATTCGTCAACTGCAATAGCGTCTTTGTTGATTCCGTAACCGCCCAAGTCCTTATTCATGGCCTCAAGCTTTTGACCCATAACGTTCTGATGGTGAGCACTGGCTTCTTGATACGCCTGTTGTGCTTCAGATTCTGCTTGCTGGAATTTCAGGAGGTTTTCCTGGTATCTCTGTTGCGATTGAGCGTCAACCCTTCCTGCATCTCGTTTTGCTAGCTTGTAAGCCTCTTCAGCTTCTCCCTTAGCAACCTGCCAATCTTCAAGAGCTGCTTTGTAATTTCTTTCAGCCGCTTTTTCCGTTTTTGCAAATGTTTGAAGGGCTTTTCTCTCGGAAGCCATTCTTCCAATTTTCTCACCAGCTACACCCAATCCGAAGCCAAGACCTGCTCCGATAGCCCCTTCCTTCAAAACTGCACCGGGATCTTCCAGTACTGATTTTTCTGGAGCCATTGCGCCATAAATAGCACCCATTGCGGTTGGGCTTTTTACACCTGGAACACCTGCAACTACATCTGTCGCAAGACCTGCAATCGTTCCACCCATAGCCGCCTTTGGAGATCTGGCGAACTGTTCATCTAAAGCTTCTCGCCTACCCTGTCTAGACGCTTGATAGTATTCTGCTGCTCGACCAAAATATCCTAGATTTTCCTGTCCCTCTCTTGTACGCAACCCTTCAAAAGCTGCACCACCAAGGTCTTTTATGTTTCTAGCCCCTTTTGTGAACATGCTTTCACGATCCCATGAATCGATAAACGTATTCACCGCTTCAGGCATGCTAAACGTCCCAGTCCTTAGCTTCTCTTGCCCTCGAACATCCTCTTTCGTCTGTTCTTGAATACTACGCATTGAAGGGGTCGCTGTAAGAGCAAAATATTCTTCATCACTAAGAGGAGATTTTCCACCGCTTTCAAAGGTGATTTCTCGACTATTGAGATCAATAGACTTAACTGGGTCTTCTGTAATAAACGCCATTATGCCTCTGGGGTGATGAACGACTTCATGCGTTCCGTGTCTTGTAAGATATCCCGTCTAGCTTTAGCCCTAGGTTGAGCCTGTGAAAGAGGCTCTGAACGAACTGGCTTGAATCTCTCTTCTAGAGGCTCACGAATGAATCCATCTTTTACTAGAGTTCCAATCATCCTATCCATTAAGGAAGCTTCAAATGACTTAGCCTTAGCCTGCATTGTTTCCAGGTCTTGAGATAACCATTCTTTCACATCTGATGGATCTGAGAATACAGACTTCCAATGTTGTTCAAATGGTCCGCTGTATCGAGTTCCAGTCAAGAATCCAGTTCTGTAAGTATCCATTAGCATTCCGATTTTTTGGCTTAGCATCGGAATCGCGTCCACTTCTGTCACTGTTCCATCGTCATTCTGGAGCGTAATCTTTATTCTGCTTTGTTCTTTTCCAAGAAGGTCCACCAAGTTTTGATCTGGTAGTGCTTGTGCTATTTTTGATCTAGCAGCTTCATACAATCCAGGATTTTGCTCTTTCATTGCTTCCATGATATTGGAGATGTCATCTACGTTCTCTTGAGTCTCTGAGAGCTTTCTTATGACCTCTCGACCATCTTCTACTTTCTCGTCGAATGTCTCGCGGTCTTTGTCTCTCTTAAGTCGATTTGTGTCGTACCATAGAACGCCTTCTTCATCCTCGCCACGGACTCCAACCTTCTGCTTACTACCGTCTCCAAAGACTCGCGCATCATCTCCGACAATCACTTGTCCATCTTCTGTGAAGCCCCTAATAATGTCGTACTGGCTATAGAACTTGCGAAGTTCAGGATTTCTTTCTGATGCTAGGAGGTCTTTAGCTATACTTAGGCGCTTTTCATCCAGACCTGCTCGTTTCTTTTCAATTTCCCCGATTCCTTTTTGGGCTGCCTCGCGTTCTTTTCCCTGCTGTTGGACAGACTCCAAATACCCTTTACCCAGTCCCCCCAAGGCTCCTACAAGAACACCTGGTCCCATAAATAGAGCCATGATCACAGGGATGGCTAAGGCGATACCTAGAGCAACTTTATCATTCTTATCCAAGCTTTTAGTTTCTAGTTTCTGTCGGAACGCTTGCTCTTCTTGGTTAAGATCTTCTAGCTGCTTTGTGATTGCACCTTCAGCCGTCTCTGCCCATTGCATCATCATCGGATCTACATCAACACCTTGAGTGCGTAAAAGGTTGTTGACTGTGTTTATCACCCTTGGATCGTCTTTTGATGCAGCTACAGCTCCAGGAACAGCTTCTAGTCCCTCGTTGGGCATATCTTGTTCTGTGACTTCTTCTAGAGGTCCTCGATTAGCTGCTTCCACAATAGCAGGAGGCAACCCGCCAAGCTCCTCTTCTGGAGCCGGAGGTATACCTTCGATAGGGGGTTCTGTTTCAGAAATCGAATCTAAAGCATCTTCTTCCGCTTCTATCTCCGCTAAGTCCCCGACCATTTCAAGTCCTTGAGGAGGAGAAACGGGGGAACCGCCCATGGAATAAGCAGGTTCCCCGCCCAGTGGGATAGGCTGTGCCTGAAAGGAATATGGATCTGTTTCTGCAACTGCATCCAAACCGTCTTCTCTAGCTTCTGTATCGGCATAATCTGCTAGTAGCTCGATACCCTGTGGAAGTCTCTGTTCTGGTTCTTGAGGCAGTGGTGGTACTTTGTAGTCGTCTACGTCTTGTGGAGTGTCAACAAATCCCGCAACCTGTCGTAGGCTATTAAGCACCTCGTTGTACTGATCTTCATCAGCAAATAGATCTCTGGGATTAAATCTCTCATTCGGATCACCGGAGAATATTCCACTAGGATTAAGCGCATCTGATTTTACTCTTCTTCGAGCCATTACGCCCTCCTATAATCGTGTCCAAACGAACGAGCATAAGCGTCTTCACGCCCTTCTGATCTTCGTCCTGACATATAATCCATAATGGCCTGTCTCTCTAGTAGATCATCCGCTGTGTATCCCTGTAGTGAGGCCATGTAAGCTGCAAGTCTCTGTAACGCAACTTCAGAGTCTCTCTCTACAAGATCCCTTTGGAATTGATTCATAGCATCAAGCCCTTGTTGAGCTGCTGAGGACTGTAGTGCTGAAGCTGCACCACCACGCATTCCAGCACGCCCTGAAACGCTTGCTAGCTGTCTCTGTTGATTTGCTACCTGAGAATCGATTTGTGCCTGTGCTGACTCTCTAGAAGCTCTCTTAGCTTCCTCACTGAGTCCTGGTAGTTCTTCTGTTGCGTCTTCTCTAGCCATCGTTTGGTGTCTTTCACGACTAGCTTCTTGATATGGAGATTGCTGCTGTTGCTGTTCATATGCAGCTCTCTGTAGATCTCCGTATTCACCTGCGTATTGCGTTGGATCGTCTACTTTCGACAAGTCTTGTTGAAGCTGGGCTTCTTGCTTTTGTCGTTCTTTTTCTCGTTTGCGAGCGATTCTTCCGAATGCCATTCTGTACTCCTATCTTTCCAACGGACTAAATACGGCAAAAAACCGCACGCTGATTGTTACTGATCCCGAGCCTTGATTAACCAACTCCAATGTGTTCGCTGTCCAAGCTCCGTCTGTTATAACCCCGTCTCCGGTTTGTCTCACGATATAACGTTCGGTGGGGATAACTGATAATTCGTTTGTGACTAACGCTGTTGCACCTGCTGCAATCACAATATCTTTCGCTAAGAAGCTATTGAAGTTGCTGTCGAAATCCACATTCCCATTCATTCCCACTGCAAAGTTTTTCAACCATGTGAACAAGTCAACTTGGACATATCTAGCCAAGCCTTTTGGAGAATTGATTTTAGGAGGGTGTCTTACAATCATCGTACAATCGTTTTCCTAAATTCGGCTCCAACCTCGTTTTGGAATCCCTGTAATTTGAATGAGGTGTTTATCGTGTTGAGCTGCAATCCTATCTTCAACGCCTTCGCTACTGTACCACCCCTAAGTGGCACTGTAATGAAAGAGTCCTGATACCCTGACCACTCAATCCAATTCCATTGGTCGGTGCTCCAAGAGCTAGACTGGACTTTTTGCATTAGATCGGAGCGCGTGCTAACCCTGCCGTCTACCCAATCTTTATAACTGTAAAAACACAAAGTTGGAACGTTTTCTTGAAACAATGCGGATATTTCGTCGAACAACAAAGCCGTTCTTACAAACTTCTTTCTAACCCTTGGCTGGTTAAGGTCTTCCCATGAAGACTCCCAGGTGACGCGAATTGGAGTAACGTGATCTACCTGGTCAATCAGTCGATACTTTCGGTGTTGCTTGTACTTCTTAGATGTAATCGAGGATCTCTTAAGAATCCGCTCTTGCCAAAAGAGATTGTTATCAAACACATACCAGCCACCTGCCGCATTTACACGAGTCCACTCAAACCAGTTTTTTCCCATGTAATCATATGCAAATACCCTTGAGTAGTTGTTTGCTGCTTTTGGTCCTGACCCAAAATTCTCTGCTGGAACAAACAACAAATACATGTTGTCTTTGCTGTAGTTGATTGCCACAGATCGCTTAAATGTGAATCCTCGATCTTCAAGAATCTTATCCTCTCTGAAGATCTGGTCTATCGGAATCGAAATAGGAATAGGGCTTCCGGTTTCATCTGTCGGGAATAGCTCGGTCTCATCTAGCGCATAGACACCGTTGTTATGTAGGAAGTAGAGAAGCCCACCAACGGGAGAGATGGAATGATGGGAGACGCACCCGATATTACTACCCGAAGCAACTGGCTGCACAAGGAATTGACTGGTAGCTAGACTACCATTCACAGCATAGATCGACTTGTCCTTGAACACCACAAGAGTAGATCCAGACACACCTAAACCAACAACGTCATCAGAGTTGCTTGGGACTAGGAAGTTGTTAAACGCTTGCGATACATACTCAGGTTGAGATGGTTCCGAAAACCAAACAGTGTCATCGTTTTCGTCGTCTTGACCAAACACAAGCTGGTTTTGATACGAAATTACCACCCCTGTCTTAGGTGGTGGATCTGGCTCTCTAACAGGAACAGCGTATCGTCTTTGAAGTGCTAGAGTCGTATCGGTAACCTTGTCATCATAGTTGATGGAAGTGAGGTAAGAGTTGTTCGGCACTGTTGCTATCAGATAGAACGTGGTCCCGCTTCCCTCTGTACGATAGATGTTAACCTTTAGATTGTTTGAGAAGGCCGCATTGTCTTTGACGCTTACAGTCGTGCTCTCATTGGCATCATCTGGAGTATCTAGGGTAATCGTTAGGTCTGTAACAGAAGCAACCTTTCTCGTTCTATAGACTGATAATTCCGCATTATCAGCGATATCAACGCTTGCACCTCCAAATGTAATAGTGGTTGCGGTTGTACTGATAACAGTTCGGATATGAGTCTCTCCGGTTGTGCTATCCTCAAAACGAATCTCGTTTCCCTCGTAAACTGTGTGGCCAACATCCACATCCATTACGTTCAGATCATTAGTAACTGTGACTGGTGCTTGTGCTCCATCTGCAATAGCTGCTGGGTCCTCTTCGAAATAGACAGTATCACCAGGACGAATCGAATGAGGCGCTCCGGTTCCATCATCAACTGCTATAGTGCTAACACCTGTTTGTGCAGAGCTTGACATAGCGCAATTTGTGTTCCACCCACTTCCTTGAAGCAAGAACAGGGTTGAAGCTTGAATATACGTGTCGCTAGCTGTAGTGGTAATCTCAGTCTCTTCAGATCTTCGCCCTTCTACAAGCCTTCCGTTATTATCAACCTGCTCATAGGTCATCACATACTTGAAGGTATCAGCACCCATGATGGGCGTTCCCGCGCCAGTTAGAAAAGCTCCAATTCTAGGAGCCTGTGGCATTCCAGCCCGAAAAATTGTTTGCCCATCATACTTTTGTATTTCGTCGTAACGAGTCGCGATATAGATCGCCTCATCATATGCAGCGAAGGAAGCAATCCTGAAATCGTCATCACTGATCTTTGCTTGCAGACCTGAGAACGTGTTTGAAACTGTTCGGTTGGCTAGTTCCCAGTAGTACCAGTTTAGGGTGACTGTTTGACCGTGGAAGATGTTTGTCGCTTCGGTAACCTCTAAGAATGCTGCTGGTTTTGACGTGTCCCCTGAGCCTGTAGCTGTTATCCCTGTAACTGCATTCAGGGAAGTGATTAAGTCTGATACATTTACGGTTGTGACTTCGTTGAAACCCTTCCCAAGGTTCAAGTCAAACTGCTCTGCAAACGTAGTCCGATAATCTGCTGTTAAAGCTCCGGTTGCACCGCTCAATGTAACCGTGTATGCACCAGTCGTATAATCGATGGTGTTTGTGCCTACTCCAGTGTCTCCAGTAAATGAGCCTAACCCATCATCATAGATAACCAACGTTCCATCGGTCATAACGATACTAGCAGGAGATATAGGGGTTGTAGCAAGAGAACCGCTATAAGTGGCGGATCCTGTACCGATTGACTCCCCATCAACTCCTATCTGCTGTTTCATTCGGAATTTAATCCGATCGCTGACAAGAGCACGATCATCCATTACTAGGTACGGATCGAAATCACACTCCTGGTTATCAGAAACATTATCAGGATCTACATAGATCTCATAATTGACATAGCTCTCTGGGATAGAGTTGGGATCCGAAAAGGCAATGGTGAGAGTACCTGTCTGTTGTAAGTAGAGATTCCCGTCTCTATGAATGCAAATCGGCTGACGTGCTCCGGTTAGGGAGTTCTCATAAGTAGCAAGTCCAAGCCCTCCAATATCATCTGCTTGTACCTGGTATCCTCTTCTCGGGGAGATTGTCCCATCAGCTCGTCGATAGAGGTTGATCGCCTTACTAGCAATGTTCGCCTTTCTGACAAACGCGCTCGCTGTGCTAAACCCTCGCAAAGAGTTGTACGTATTTGTAAGCACCTTCGCCATTTTAATACGCTCCCCTGCGTCCCCACGGATAGCCATTACGAGAAAATGATTTTGTGAAACGAACAGGATAAACAGAGGGCCGATATCTACGATAGGCTGCAACAAGAGCATCTAGAATTTCAGCCTCTCTAATCCTAAGCTCTTGCATCTCTCCGATATTAGACTGTAGTCGTAGGAGTTGAGTAATCACATAATCAATCAGATAATCTTCGCATTGAGAATCCAATTCGGAGTGACTGCTAGCATACTGACCGGACACTGCATACATCGGTGTACTGGCTGCAATGGCTGCGTCTAAGGCCGCTAACTCGTCTGTCGGGAAGCTATAGTCTGCCTCTGCCGTAATTACCTGTGTCGTTGTGTTATAGCTACCCACTGGTAATTGAGAAACAATTGGATCTCCACTCCTGTCAACCAAACACACATAATCGCGCTTATCTAGAACGTCATTCGCGTTCGTCTGCATGTTGGCGTATTTCTGACTATTAGATGGGAATGTGAGGGTCACTGTAACGGGGGTATCAGTCTTGGAGGAAAGCTGTCCTCTCCTAACATCAAGTGAGCGCATCCGCTTCTGATAGTTGATTATGATGGCTCCAGACCTAGAACTGTCCGGTGTTGGGCTTAAGAGTATCTTCCCGTCTCTAATGCAATACGAATCCGGTATATTGATTGGATAATCGAATCTCTCTGAAATCGTTCCCTGTCTGAGGGTTACAAACTCGTAAGCTTGCCCTCCCCACTGGAATCGAACATCCATAATCCTGATAGCCATCTGCACATCAATAGGGATATCGTAAGCTTGTTGATTCGCTACAGAGTCAATAGACACTTCTTCTATATTCGCTGGGTTGTCTATTTCTGTGACACGATGATAGAGAAGATTCAATCCCTGGTTGAATAATCGGGATACGACATTATCATCCCACCCCTCCGTGGAACTGTAGTCCTCGCTATATGCCTGTGATCGCGCATCAGCGATCATTTCCTCAAGTCGTCTAGTTCCCATCACCCAATCCTAGGATTATCGCTTTGCTGCTTTTTTTGTTAAGACGACGATTGCAAGGTCCTTACGTTTATCTTTTGAAAGTCCCTCTGATTCCTCGTCTTCATCTTCGTCTTCATCTTCTTCAACTTCAGCATCCTCATCTTCAGACAGATCTCCATAGTCTTCAGGCATATCCTCTTCTTCTTCGTAGCCATCTTCATATCCGTCCTCCATCATTTCCTCTTCATCTTCTCGGAAATGCTTTTTCAGAAGCTTAAGTAGCTCATCGTGGACTTTTTTCTCTTTCATTACTTCTTTCATCTGATGTTACCTAAAAGTTTGAACGTATTGACTAGCGACATTTTGCAAAGCGGCTGCTCGTGCTTTAGACAGGTCTACACCTCTTTCTCGTGTTCCCTCTGAAGCCTTGAAGCTCCTTTCTAGGGCTTGATTCAAAAGTTCTGCAAATGTACGCCTTCGCTTTTCTTGAGCGTCTTTTTCTGCCATTTTCTTTTTGGATTTAGAATCGAAATAGCTTGTGGCACCGCTTGCTGCTCCTGAAAGCCCCGCCATTGCCATCATTGTTGCTGGGTCCATATCTATTTCTCCTTTGAGAAAATAATTCTAATATTCAACAAACTCTTTAAGAACTTTTTTTTCAACCTGCTCCAATGTCAATCCGTTTTTTAAAGCTTTTGCCACATGAAACCTGTCTAAATTTTTTTCTTTCGACCACTGAGACACACACACTCCATGTTTTTGTCTTCTAGTATTAGCTGCCTGCTGTTTGCGTGTTGCCCATCGTACATTTCCTGGTTCATAGTTCCCGTTATTATCTATTCTGTCTATGGATGCACCTGGAAAAGGTTGTTGACCTATGTATGAGTAAAATTCCTCAAATGATTCAATCCATTTTTTACATACTGTAATTCCTCTTCCACCATAATTCGGATATCCTTTGTCGTTCAAATTATGACATCTATTTTTCATGCTATTCCAAATATGATATTCAGGAATTTTTCCTCCTGAGCACCCTCCATGTTTTAACCCTCCATCACGAGGAGAACATTTCGTACACTGGGTTGATCTTCCGTCGATAAGCGATTGTCCGCTAACCTCTTTCTCAATTCCACACTCACATTTACAGTTCCAATATGCACGTCCACCATATCGACTTTCAGATTGTGCAATTACTGTCCATTTACCAAATGATTTTCCTAATAGATTATTAATCCCCTTTAATCCATCTGGTCTTGGTGCATTTTTTGTCGCGCATGACTTACACTGTTTTGACTTTCCTTTTCTTAATGATCCACCGCTTACCTTTTTATAATTTCCGCATTTGCATTGACAATTCCAGTATGGCTGGCTTTTCTCTTCTTGATCCCTTGAGATAACAATCCAATTTCCAAATCTTTCACCCGAAAGATCTTTCGCCCATAGTTCGCGATCCATGTTTTTAGAAGCACACTTTCGACATTTCTTAGATGAACCTTTTAGTAAGGAGTATTTGTCTACTTTTTTTCTATTCCCACATTTACATATGCATATCCAGCTTCTTTTTCCTTCTGGGTGTACAAGAGTCCAATGATTGATTTTTTTTCCGGCTTTCAGTTCTGTATTCATCTTCATCGGGATTGTTTGGGGTTAAGTCAATATCTAATCCCGTTTGAGATTCTATCATTTCCTCGATCCTAGTCTCAATGGAATTATCGTCCTTGAGGCCAAGTCTTTTGTTTATGTGCGAACAACTGTTTGAAGCGAAAAGAATTGCAAGCATTGCTACGGACATTCTAAGCATAATTTCCTTCCAAGACATTTGCATGATTAGCTCGTTCACGACAATCCTCTAGTTCTTGTTTCAGATCCTCGTTTTTCTTATTGGATTCCGCAAGATACGCTCCAAGGGTGATACCAACTGCTACAGCTAAGAAGAGGACAAATCCAAAATCATAAAGTCTACTTACCACGAAAAACATTCCTCTTTCCACAAAACAAAGAACGACATTTCACTTTGCCAGAAGCCTTGCTTCTTCTTCTGTTATTCCCATTTTAGAAAGAAGTTCCTGCCTCTTCCTTTCTTCTAGAGCTTCTTCTGATTGTTTGGATTCTATCCGTTCACTATGTTTTTTCCATCGACCGCGAATCTGCGCCTCCTCTTCTGGAGACATTTCCACTTTCACACCGTTCACTTGTTTGGTTAATGCCATTGCTCCACCTATGAAGTTGTTAGTGTGTATTTAGCGATTGTTCCACTGGTCGCGTTACCTGCTGAAAAGAGGAATCGCAATGCGTCGATATCTAGGTGTGCACCGCCATTTGAGTACTCTGTCGAGGTTGCTGATCCAACAATATTAAAACACGCCCCGTCTGTCGCTCTATGGCCAGTGGTCCGATAAACTGCATATGCTGGGTTAGAGGCATCATTCAGTCCATACACTTCGATCCACCCCGCACAACCATATTCTCCGGCTGCATTTCCAACGGTTCCTGATCCAGTGGCCAAACCCCAATATGTACCACTCCGATTGCCATCAGATACCGTACTTCCGTTCGAGTGGCTACCCAGCCAGTTCCACTGTGAATCTGTGCTTTCCCATGTGCTCCCGTTATCATTCGAAACAACCATCTGCAACTCAACGTTATCTGTTGCAGGCAAAAGGTTGTAAAATGCGAATTTCACCCCACTGCCAGTGAGACCTGTAAAATCTATAGTTGCATCATTCGAAACAGTCGTAGTGCTTTCCCACACCCACATACCAGACCCACTAGAAGAATCTAGCAATTGGACCCATCCTGTATTTACAGTGTCGGTCGTTTTCACCCACATTCCACCGCCGCTCGATGTGTCTAAGCAGTATGAACCAGTGTCTGCTGCTACATTACTGTTTGGATCGCCTGCGTGATTATACATTCCGAAGTTATCGGTTCCGTCATTACACTCGACCCATACTCCACTTGCAGTCCTGGACAGCTTGCTATTGCCTGCAATTACTCCATTCTCGAAACCTGGCACTACATACCTCCACTAAATAAATGTACTGGTGGAGCATCTGAAGACTGAGATGCACCGCTATTTGTTCCGTCGAAACCGTTACCTGATAGATCAACTGGAGCCGTAGTTAGGCAATCCCACTGAGCTGCTGCATTGGCTGGGACTGCCATAGGGTTGTAAAGGACTTCAGCCATTTGATCCGCTGTCTTTGCTTCATTCCAAATCGTAAGCCATGCAATGTTGCCAGCAAAATCAAAACCCGCTGCAAGGGGAGTGTCTCCGATACCAAACGTACCTGTTCCCGCTCCGACTGCACTAACAGCATCCGTCCATGATCTGAATTGACTCGCAACTGATACACCATCCGCATACATGCCGAATGTAGGAGATCCACCATTGTAATCATAGGAGAATCCTAAATTGACCCAGGTGTCATTGCTTGCGAATGTATTCAGTAAAGCTGTTGACTGTCGAATGAAGTGTCCACCAGTTCCTGTGACTTGAACCTCGAAATTGATATTCGTGGAAGTGCCGTCAAATCCAACGGTAAGTCCAGTGTCGTAATCTTGACCCAGCCAATACTGCTTTGCCGTAATGTCTGAGCACTTCATCCAAAGATTGAAAGCAAACGCACTTACTCCGTTAATCGGATTAGTAGTGCCGATATCAATAAGATCTGCTCCGGCAAAACTAGTGCTTCCTCCTTGAGCCATTACGCCCTCGCAATTTCAGGTTGGAAAGCAAGAACCCTTACAGCACCAACAAGCTCGTTTGCAGAAGCTGCAATGCGACTTAGGCTGTAAAAAGCTAAAGCTCCCTCTGCAAAAGCTGCTGGAAGAGTAGCTGTCCATGTTGCAATCTGCAAATCATCCTGTACGGAATTCACTGCAATATCGGAGCTATCGATATTTGTATACGCTGCATCCCATGTATCATCATCGGCTGCAACATAGTACCCAAACCGAAATTGGACATTCTTACTTGCTGCTGCTGTCACTGCCGAAAACGCAATCCGAAGTGAAAGAGTAGACCCACTCTCTACTTTGCTAGGAACGAACGCTTTGAAAGTAGACTCATCATTGACGCTGTAGAGCTTGCATAGGAAGTTAAGGTTTGTCCCTGTAACCAAATTAAGCTCAGGTACGTTCGCTTCTGTTGCCTGAAAAGAAGCAGCATCAAAGAACTGATCCCTATCAGGAATGCTAGCATCTACCGTTTCCTGAACTTGAGTCGCACCGAAAAGGTTTTTAACATTGCTCATACGTATTCAACCTCTAGACTTGCCCATCCTGAAGACGGAGCCGATCCAGCATGCTTTATCTTTAGGCGATCTCCAGCCTTACGAATCATGTCGTTGGTTTTCCAATCTTTTGAACGAGCTGTTGTAGGTGGAAACTTATAATGGTCGTCTGTTCCATCCCAAGAAAAATACAGATCAACATCCGTATTATTGTGAAGGGTGATTGCAAACGCATCATTAGAAAGTGCTGCACCCAAGTTTGCATAGGAAGCTGTAATTGAACCAAAAGCGACTTCGCGAACTGCATCGTCTTTTACTCTTTGCCCAGAATTGCTCATGTAATTACTCCATTAAAGCACCCCCCCCCCTCGAAGGGGGGAGGATTTTCCACAAATCTATAGAACGTATTGCGTGTAGTCGTGAGCATACACAAATACATCAAAATCCTGGTCTGCAAGAGTCGCTGTATTGTCATCGCGTTCAACGCCTGTCAATACTAGTGTCGTGCCATCATTTGAAATGTTAGCCGCTCCGTTTGCAGTCTTTGCTTGGATATACACGTAAGGAGCTTCCTCAAATGCACGCTTCCAAGTAATCGTCTGAACGTTTGCTCCATCATCAGCGATATCAGCAATCGCTTGACCGCGACCATCTAGGCCAGTCGCAGACGATGAAGTTGTCACTTCAGATCCATCAATAGAAAACGCATATAAGCGTGGTCCTGGTTGCCCACCGAATACAGGGTATCCTGATTCTGCCATGTTACACCTCCTATGAAGTTGCTAGGCCATCAATGCAACCAGCGAAAGTTGGATTGATGAAGAAGTTTCCATAGGTTGCATAGAACAACGCGAAGCTATCCAGAGGTGTGCCAGAGACGTGTAAAGGAAAAAATAAACTATCACCATTTTCGATGAAGCCTCCGCATTCTTCTCCTTTACCTACAGTGTCGGGACGTAGCTCTAGGCTAACTTTATGACGGTTGATTGCATAGATACGATCCTCTGGGCAGTATGGAGACCATTGGATACGTACAGTACGACCGTTAAGCTTAAGAGCGGCAACCTGGCCACCTGCTTCACGATCTGGAGCAATTGCAGGATCAACGTAAATGATAGACTTAGCATCTTCACCGTCTTCGAACAAGCGAAGAGCTGTGTGTGAGAAGATATAATCGGTAGGCATTACACCACGCGAACGAAAGCGCATATCCTGCTCAAGTTCACGGAATAGCTTCACGCTAGGAGCGGAACCAGCCGCTTGCTTTACAGTCGCTTGGTAGCGATATCCAACGTCTACGCCATAAAGCGGACTTCCTGCTGCTGTATCACAAACGCCTTTTAGTCCAAGCATCTCGTTATCTTTAGACTTCTGCTTGTAAACTTTTTCGCCTGCAAGAGGAACATGTGTACCAGCTTGGCGAACAATGCGAATGTCTTTATTGGTAAGATCAATGCTTGTCACAAGGAATAGATCCGTGGAGCTAGCAACGTTTAGCAAGTCATTACGAATCCAATGAGCTTCAATCCAAGAACCATCAGTGATACGTAGTGTGTAGTCACCTGGGGAGTTTGTTGTTACAGTAGAGATTTCTCCAAGCTCTCCTGTACCATCTCCGAAGAACTGGCGAGCGATCTGCTCTTTAAAGCTCTGCTTTAGGATCTCCATTGAAAGCTTAGTCGCATCCTCGAAAGCACCAAGGTTGTTACCAGCTCGTCGTGCAGCCTTCATGGATTGGTTATCAATCACGGAAGTGGAGTAAACGGACTTAGCTTGTACAGTTGGCTGAACGATATAAGCTGTGCTAGATGAAGGAAGTCCACCAGAAGATTGGCCACCTCCGTAGTCTAGCATTTGGTCCATCTTAAGTTCTGAACCGTTGAACTTCTGGTTCTTTTGGATTGTTCCGATTAGCTGTCGGTTGTCCCAACCCGCTGCATCTACTTCAAACCCACCGTAAGCAATCTGATACAACTCAGAAAGATCGGTGAGACTCATCTGCTTTACTACAGTTGACATCTTGTACCTCTAGTATTTCTGTTGGCTTTTCTTCTTCTCTAAAATTTGAGCCTTCAGTGAATCCTTTGGAGGGAGTCTGCTAGGGTCTATATTGCGGTTACTTTTTCCCTTCACCGCATTACTCCTTCGCTGCTTCCTAGAAAGGTTCATTGAAGCCTTCGACTTCTTAACTCCACTCAAAACACCCTCGGCTATTTCTTCCAAGTCTGTTTCTGTGAAGTCTGGGTTATTAGAAAGAATTCGAGACAACTCAAAGACTAGGGGGTCGTCATTTGCGATACGTTTGTCGAACTTATGCAAGGCTTCTTTTACAGCTTGTTGCCGTTCAACTTCGTCTGCTAAATCTCCGACCCGATCAAAGAGGTCTTCTTCACTTTTAATATCCTTTGCTAAAGCTGGGTTTTCCAGAATGGAATTAGAGAACCGATAGATCTGGTCTTCGGTCATGTTCCTTTCTGTGACTAACTCCTGCTGTAATCCACGAATCTTCGCTAGTCTGTCTGTCTCTGACAGAGTTTCTCGCGTTTCATCGAGTTCTCTTTCTAATTCATAAGCCTTACGCTCTGAGTCGCTCATCTGAGTTAGACTTTGCGCTTGCTTACCTAATCCGACTAAAAACTTATCAAAATCTGCATTCTCATCGACTGATTCAATCGCTTTAAATACTTTCTTCAAAGCAGTGAGCGGATCTTTACTTGATAACTTACTAAAATCTTGAAAGGGGGTAAAGACCTTTTTCTTCTCTTCTGCTAGTTGGCGCATTCGGTTTCTAACAGCTACACCGCCAGCGGCAGAATCACGCATTTGCTTTAGAGACATCCGAACCGTTTTACCATCGGCCTTAAACTCTAGTTCTGCGTTTTCATCCACGTCCACTTCGTTTTCACCTAATGAGAACGTGAATTTCTTCCCTTCTTCTTCGTTCTGATGGGTGGCTTCTTGCTCTTCGTGGCCTTCTCCAAAATCCTCTTCGCCAACATCTCCTTGGCTTGAATTTTGTTTGGTCTCTTCCTGTCCGGCATCTTCAGTATGTCCCTCTCTCCTCTCAGTCAGTTGCTCTATTAAAGATTCTTTAATTTCTTCGCTACTCTGAAGGGCTTGAGATTCACCAGGCGTTTCATATTCCGTTTCTTGTGTCATTGCATTCATTCTAAATAGCTCCTACTGGCTCGGGTATAGATTGACTCTCCTCAAGATCTTGTATCGGTAGGGTTTCAGGCAAAGGCGCGTTTTGCGCGGCCATCATCTCCTCAGGTGGTAAAGGAGCTTGCTGTTGCATAGCCTCCTCTTCCTGTCCTGGCATAATGTCGTTTAGAGGTTCGGGTGAATATAATAGAGGGAATTGCCGTAGCCCCTGAACACGAGAACGGAAGAGAGGATCTTCCACCATCTGCTCGAACATAAGTTTCTCTGTTGCTGTCACATGCAACTCAAGAAGCTCTTTGACCTCTGGAGGAGCTAATTTGTATTCGAGAGATTGAAGCGGGATTCTGTGCGTATCCCAGTGTGTAATCAAGTCTTCGTAACGCTCAGGTGGAAGAACTTCAACACCATTGAGCATATCTTCGTTTTCGGATTCAGCACTATTCACTGCTACAGTGATCGCATTCTGGAACTTCTCGCTAGAGCTTAAACCAAGCATATCAACGAACACCTCGTCGCTAATCATCGCTGGGAATTCTCGCTTGATCGTTAGCATCAACTGTGTACGTGCTGCTTTAGAGTTAGCCAAGTTACCCGTTGTTGAGATCTTCACGTCATAGATCTTGCTCAGGTTTTCCGGCTCGAAATGCCGTAGATTTACAGCATTATTTCGTCCGATAATTTTTATGAGGCGATTGTCTGTCTCGTCATAGTGATCGTTGGCAATTGAGATCATTAGTCGATACAAATGCTCCATCGATCGGATATGACCTTTGATATCTGGAGCTGCCTGCTGGACTCGCAAGTCCTCGAAGTGCTGCAATGCAATAAAGCTGTCGAGCTGGGCATTAGGCGTGTCTCCGCGCTGCATCGGAGTTTGCTGTCCGGCCTCGATGATGTTCCGTTTGAGGTCCTCACGGAACTTGAAGATCGAGCTGGTATTCGTTGATGGGGTTTCGACCGTAGGCTTGACGTTTCCTCGCCACTCGAAAACCTTAATGCCGTTTGGCATTTCTTTAGCATCCATCCCCGTATTTTCATGGAGCATCACGATGGGAGATTCAGCCTCTAAATTCCGGTACATTTGGTTTGTGACAGTGTTGTATCCATCGACCAAAGGCTGTCCATTTCGGAACAAAATTGGCACTCCACGAACGCCAGTGCCAACATCTACATCTACAAATCGAACTAACGGGAGTTGTGCTGAATCAACAAGAGTCGGAAGATTTCCAAGTGTTTCATTCTTAAGAACATGGTCCTTTGTCGCTACAATGTAACGTCCTTCAGGAACGAATTTGTGTGCTCGGTGGTAGAAGTAGTACACCTCTACGTAATTACTGATTCCCTTTTCATTGGTAGAAAACGGGTCAAACTTCGTCCCCTTGTCGTCTACCTTCCATTCTTTATCTGGGTATTCTCGCTTCAGCAATTCTACATCTTCATATTCCATGTAGTAGAACCAATCCGCTTGATCGAACTGATCCTTCGGATCTATGACAACCTGGAACGGCAACGGATTTACAAGCTCAATATCTCCGACTCGCTGCCACTTAGAAATCGTTCTGATATTTCCATCTTCATCGCGAACAAGATTTCCATCCTCATCGCGCATTTCCGTTTCGTTTTCACCTTCCTCTAAGATCTTAGCATCAGGATGAAGCTCGCCTTTATCAGGATTCCATCTTGGTATGACAAAAGACTCTCCAAAGATCTTCTTCTGAGTCTCCCATCGAACACGAAGCATATCAATACCAAGATCGTAGCTAATCGAGTCCAGCCACATCTTTACGAATTTTGCAGCGATCTTATCTTGGTAGTCGTCATTGTTTGGCAGAACTTGAGCCGTAAGCTCATTCGAGACAATTGTGCTAACCTGCTCTTGAACCAAGAGATACATTTCATTGATGGAAAGATCTCCCATCGAATTCTCGACAATCCCTTGTTGCAGATAAGCAGCGGTCACAGGAGATGCAAAATTAGGATTAACCCCCGAAGCCAGAAAGATCTTCAGGTTGTTTCTCTGCTCTTTGAATAACGGCTGATAATATGAGCTTAGCCCAACGTCCGCATCTTTTATCCAGTCTAGGACATCATCATTGTCTTCGTACTCAACGCTGTAGAAAGGTTTGATGTAAGGAATGTTCTGATTTAAGAAAAAGCTCTCTAGATCTGTAACGGCCATCTAATTTCTCTCCTTTCCACCAAACGCTCGGGTCAAAGCGTCCCACTTGTTTGGTTCGTCGTTGTAATATTTTTTATACAGATCGTCCGTTTTAATCTTGTTGTTTTTCGCCATTTCATCGAGTTCATGAAAAGATTCTTCCAGTTTTCTTGCGATTTCCCCATTCTCTCCAGTCTTTATAGAGGTCTTTAATAGAGAGCGATCGACACGGCGCAGCTCATCTTCGAGCTGTTTTTTTGTCACGAACTGGTACATAAACAGAAACGTAAACCCTGCTAAAACGAAAAAAAACATTTCTTTCTGCCACTTTTTTTGTTTAATCTATCGTTTCAGCCACTGATTTGCAAGGAATTATGCCATTCAAGAAAACGAGTGCCGGAGAGGGCAAAAGTTTCAATAAAAAATCGTCATACAAAACGAACAAAGAAAACGTCGAGGGGTCACGAAGTGACTTGTATGATGTGTTCTGGAAAGAGTTGCGAAAACGTAGGACTTTCCATGAAGGACAAGAGGAGATTTTCGACGCATTCTTCGAAAAGAAGATGAAGTACTTATTCTTCAGAATGGGAAGAAAGGGAGCCAAAACTGCCGCTAACATCGTGGCTGCATGGGGATACTGCCTTTTGAATCCACGAAGCACCTGTTTCGTTACTCTCCCAACAATCACACAAGCTATTGAAGTTTACTGGGATGAAAACAGGCTTCAGTGGTGCGACCTTCCTGATCCCGATCTGTTCGATATGTTTGTAAAGCAGACAGACAAAAGTAAGCATATTTTGACGTTTGTGAATGACAGTTCGATCAAACTCTTAGGAACATGGTCTGAGGCAAGAGGCAGGGGAACACAACCTAACCTGCTTATTGTTGACGAAGTTCAAGACTGTAACGCTGATTATCTCGATGGCATGGAGCCAAACCTTGCAGCGAAGGAAGACGCTCGTTGCATCATGAGCGGAACGCCTCCTAAAAAGCTGAATCACTATCACACTTGGGAAGATAGGATTCGCAACAACGATGAAGGGATTTGTTTTCATTATTCCAGCTATATCAACACCTGTCTCCCTCACCTAGCACCATGGTTAGACAAAAAACACAAAGAACTTGTTGATGCTGGAAAAGAAGACCAGTGGATTAGAGAGTATCTAGCAGAAGATTGCTTCAGTAGTGACGAGCGTGTTTTGCCAGACGTTAGCCTTGTTGACTATGACGAGATGCTTCGAAATCTCAAATCTGTTGATCCTACAGCGTTCGTTCCAATCCTATCCGTTGTAATGACAGAGCAAACCCTTTGTGCGTCCTATGGAGTTATGCTTCAAAGGCGCGAATTCGGAACAACGATCAAGATATTGGAGATGGAAGTCACCTCTCGCCTCTGGGACACAACAATCTCCGGTCTCTACGATAAAATGCGTGAAAAGATGGAGGGATACTCCCGTGTGTTTACTCAAAAATGGCACATGGTCCTTTCAGATGAAACCGAAAGTTTTGCAGATATTGTCACGGAAATTCGAAAGTGCCGAACTGATATCAAATGGAAAAAACGTGGGATTCCTCTTTTGAAGGAAATGATTCTCACTAAGAACATTGAATTCTCTACCAAGTGCGACCAGTTCGGCGTTGAGTCACAAAATCTTCTAAAAGAAGACAATATCATGGAATCCACCACTGTTTGCAATATGGCAATGCTCGCAAACGAATATTACCAAGCCGTCTACCAACAGCCGGAAGAAAAAAAGCGATGGGACGAACTAGCTCCTTTAAGAGAAGCTGGAATTGTCTGTTACCCCAAGAAGACCAAAAACAAACACATTATGAGCATCAATTGGGATTGAACCTCTGGGAGATTTGAGTTCGAGAGACCACCTTGTCTCCATCAAATGAAATGAGAAATCCATCCCCTGTGTTTGGATTGAACTCCACTCTCTTCCCGTGGATTTCTTTGTTGTACAGTGGGATATACATACTCTGAATTGGCTTAGCACATGGAGCTTCATTGATGTACCCATCTCGGAAGTCTCCTGAGATCAATTGCTCTGAAACAATCTCTCTCAACTCTTCAATCTCTTCATTCTTTTCTTTCAGGACGTTTTCCAGTTCATCCTTCGCATTGTCAATATGCTCCAAACACTCATAAACAGCGTCTAAATCATCTTGAATTGCGTCTATTCTTTGGAGAATCTCGTATCCATTCATGTTTGCATTCCTACTGAATCACGCAACATCGTTTGGCTATGCAACACGTTTTTTCATCCGTTGCATCCACGTCTACCACGATGTTTGCTGTTTGATTTTCATCATCATCTGCTGTTGTACTACAGCACGTAGATTTAACAATACACTGGCAAATTGAAGAGGATTTCTCCCTATGCGTATCGAGTTGCAACGGGGGTATGGGAGTCGTCATAAAATTTGCCTTTTGTTGCTGTAAGTGCACTATAGACAAATTTTCCATTGCAGGGGAGCGACAAAGTGTATATCCAATAAGTGTTGTCATCTGCAAAATACCTCTATTTTTATTCCGGTAACCTGCCGAATTTTGTCTCTGTTAAACCACCTAAATTCTCTCCGCAAAAAGGGCAGAAGTTTATGCAAAGCCCTTTGTCTCGTGCATTTTTCTTGTGTACAAGCAACGTTCTGGTTGTCCCTAAAGTCGTGATGCTGATGATCGGCATGATCACAATTCCAGAGGAATCACCTAAGCGTTCCTTTAGTATCCAACACGGTTTGAGGTGTCTGTTTTCGACCTTGCAGGGGGATACATCTTTACTCATTTAACTCATAGACTAGACGTTTTATTAGCTCGGTTAAAATTTTTTCCGAATCTTTTTTAGTGAGTAACACTTCAGGATCGATGTACATTGCAGCTCTAACTGGGTATTTAGATCCATCTGGCTTTGGTATGTTTTCGATTGCGAGGACTGACAGTTGATCCATGTGGGGTGCTATTCGTATTTCATGCGTCAAACATGCGAACTTTGAGACAAACGGGGGCCCCAAGTCTCTGTATTCTAGAGCCGCTAAATTCCTAGGTTGCCTTACTAATTCCAAGCGCATTTTTTTTAGAGATTCTAAGAGCTTTTCTATGTATATGCTCTGTGATTCAATCTTAAATTCAAGAGCACGTATTTTTTCTAAATACAACCTCTCTTGTTTCGAAGAAGCTGGTGGCGGTTGCGGGAATCTTAGCTTTCCATCCATTTCACTCGTCGCCTTTTTGTGTCTTTACATTAAAACACTGTGTCACGATCTTGATTTAATGTCAATAAATTACAGGCTTTCGTTTTCGCGTTTTAAAGGGGGTAGGTTGAGAGATTGGTTTTTCTGTGTGTGATTCTACGTTTTTTGCGCGTTGCGCAAATCTACCTATGTTTCTGCAAGCCCTATGGCTATCGACGATCCTTTCCATCTAACGTAATTCTAAATCCAGCTCCAATTCTGCTAGAAATTGCGTTTCCAAACTGCTCCGATAGCTTTCTGTCATCAAGATTAGTGGTGACGATCGTTGGTAACATAGCTTCATCGCGGTTGTTTATAATTTGATACAAAAAATCCATGAAAGCATCTGTGGGACATCTAATTCCCAAATCATCTAAAATTAGAATTGGTGACTCAGACAATGATATAGTAAAGTGCATTAAGCTTCGCGGTTCCGTTGACAGCTCTCTCCACTTCACGGACAGAGAGCTTGTATTCCAGAATCTCGCGACAGAACCACTATTTTTCACGAAGAGTGCGCCTATTCTGCAAGCGGTGAACGTTTTACCTGTTCCGTTAGGTCCTGTGATCATAAGTGGCTTGTCTGGCATTCTTGCGTATTTAGCTCCAAACCTAACAACTTCATCCCTCTGATTCCATTCTTTTTCCAAGACACTCAAGTACGCTTTTGGGAATCCCATAGATTGTAATCTCTCATTGATTCCTGTTGAAGCGGTTTGTTGACTTCTCATGGGTCTCGCCAAAAATGAATCCAAGCACTCTGAGCTATTGCAGGCCCAGGCAACTTCTTTGTCTGAAAGAACTGTCCCAAAGCCTAGTTTGTCTACCAGCTCTTTGGGAATTCCTCCACGAACGGTGTAACCTCTTGTTCCTGCGCATCGAGGGCATGATAGTTCGTTTCTATTGGTCGGCTTATCCAGTAGATTCACTCTAGCTGGTCCTGCCCATACCGCTGTAAATAGCTGCCCAGGTCTTGGGTTTGGAGCCATACCTTTCACATATTCCTCGGCCATCTTTACAGCGTTATGAAAGCTCTCGGGGTCTTTGTGCAATCTCATATCCGCCTCCTAAATGTCGATATTGTCTGGTCGATTATGGTATTGCGAATCGGCTGCATCCCCCCAACAGGTTTGATTTCTGTTGGTAGGTGGTGACCTATGACTTGGTTTCTTTTCCTTGATCGAGTCGATTACCCATCGTCGTATGCTCCGATAGTCAGATTTTTTCCATTTGCTCTTGGGTGTGTCTTCTTTCCAGTCGCTGAGTACTTGGTAAGCCTGGTCTCTCAGCTCCTCTCCGTATTCTTCAGCAAGTTTTCTATGTTCATCATCAGAAGAAAAAACATGAGGGGCGCGCGGGGGGTTAGGGGGCTTGCCCCCTTTTTCTCTTTCTTTGTTTCTTTCTTTCTCTCTTTCTTTAGGTTCTTTACTAGGGTTCTTATATATATGAGAGGTCGGCCTCCGCGCACTCTCTAGATCGGTCTCCGAGTCGGGTTCTTGTTCTGCCCTTTGGACCGATCTAGATTTACTTTTTGAATCCAAAAAAAGCTCCAATATTTTTTCTTCATCAAGCCAAAAATACCTCTTGGCTGGCAATCCCTTCTGGCAGACCTTTATTAATCCCCTTGCTTTCAATTTTTTAATGGCAGTGGACTGCATTTTCACACCAAAATCAGTACGTTCCTTGCATTTATCTACCGTGTAGTAGAACCACCTCTTACCTTCATGCTCCAAATGTTCATGGCCTTTCTCAATGTGGTATTCACGTCTGTTTATTAATTCCGATAGCATGATTGCCGCATAGATGCTATCCAGCTCCCTGGAAACGGTACGATTATAAATTTGATAGTCGTTTGAATTTAATAGATTAAGTATAGACATTCACTTCTCCTGTTGAAGCTAGGAGAGAGAAACGTTGAGAATTAAGCCGTTGGATGATATCTTGTGGATATCTTAGACGGTAATTCAGAGTCTCTTTCTCTGATTTACTTAGGCACTTAAAGGGTTCCAGCCCTTCAAATGCACCAAAGAGATCGGCCCCCTTTATGGGGGTCTCTCAACCTCTTTTATTGCAAATTACTACCTTAGTTGACTCGCCCAGTTTTGGGCTAGTGATCTTTTGGAAACCTCCCAGGGGAAACTCTGTTGCGAAAACTCTTGTTATTATCTTCTGTTTAGATTGACCCGTTTTCATTGTCGTGATAGGGTGATCTCTTCTACCAACTTCCTGTGCTAGCCTCCTTTGTTGGGATGTGATGATCTCTTCCTCCTTCATGATTGACAGCTTCCTGCAAAGAGAGGTGCCACGCTTTCGGGCGTGGTTTTTTTATCGATCTCATGTCATCTATGTGATATAGTGTCCCGTGAAACAATCAGTATAAGGGGAAAAAGGTGGAAGACTCTGCATCTGTCAAAATAACATTCTATAATCAAAATCTAGACCAGGATAACTCTATCCTTGGAACAATGGGGATCCATGTAACCTCTTTAGATCTTTTTTTGAGTAAAGCTAAGCTCATCAGGAAGAAAGATGGTGGGTTATACGTTGCTCCTCCGGCAGAGCGATACATATGCAAGAAGACTGGTCAAACCAAGTATGCAAACATGTGGTGGTTCGGTGAGAAGTTTTCCCAGCCATTCCAAGACCATGTAAAGCTGGCTTTACAGAAGTATTTTTCTGAGAAAAAATTAAAAGACCCCTGGGAGAAAGATGAACCTAGTAGTTGATGTTATTTTTAAAAATGGCGAAAAGAATAGATTCTCAATCATAGATTCAGAGTCTGACTCAAAAGATTATCTCTCTTCACTGGTAGGAGTTGTAAACTCAAAGGACAAGGGTGTTTTGTTGGATACATCCGATGGAGCCATCCTATTAGACATCAGCGAAATATGCTCAATTCATGTAAAGGAAGTGGTTTTCTCAAAAGAGACAGAGGAAGCAAATGACCACAATGCGACCAATCAATAAGCCTATTCAGAAAATCATAGAGCAAGAAAAGAAAGTAGCTGAAGACGTAGACTGTCACTTCCCAACCAACCAGGGGCGTGTCGATGAAATTTCACGTCATAGATTCTCAAGGAACGGAAATCAAAAGCTTCGATTCGGAATTCGCGATGGATCGGTGGATCATTCAGCAAGTGTCCGAGAACAAACTGAAGATAGGCAAGTTCACAACGAAGACAACGTCAAAGGGTAGCTTTAAGGAAGTGATAGCTGACCCCGTTAGCAAGTCTTAAGCAAACCGCTCTTTCCATCCAATCGAAACGCTTACATCAGAAGAGGCAGAGCTGACAGCGGCAAAAACAAGCTCATTGCCTGGTGCAAGAAGCCAGTTGTATTCATTTAGAGGAATGAAAAGAGAATCATTCTTCGCCAAGTAGAACGAGCCTAATACTCTCCCGCCTGAAATGGTTGTTCCTGCAACATCATAAGCCATCACGCTATTTGTAGTGTCAATGTCTGTAAAGCTTGGAGTCCCACCAACCGTAGGGTTTAGATACACCTGAATTTCTACATTTTTAGTGCCATCTGTAGCCATGGACAGGAAGTCTGGCTGAATTCTGACTTGGTTGGTTATAGACGCATAGGTGGATTTATTTTGAATGGTTAATATGTTTAAGAGTGTTGTGAGAGTCTTGGTATTTGAAACACTGTATCTTGGGAATTGGTCATAGTCAGTAGCTCCCTCGTTATACATCCCAATACTGGCAGTCTTTAAGCTGATGTCGGTGTTGTTGGTTGTGTTCGTTGAAGACATACAGAATGGAAGAGTCGGGTTTTCAATGGTCGTTACGGTGTTTTGGTTCGCGTAACTAATCACATGGACAAGCTGGAATGCACCAGTTGTTTGATTTTCCATATAGAATCGTATCGCACCAAATCCAAGCCATTGGTACTTAATCTGAAAGACATTCCCTTTAGAGGGATCAAAGGTAAGACCAGAAGGCCCAGTCCCATCCATTGTATCTTCTGACCAGGAAGACTGAGGAATCCAGGTATCGGAACCTCCAGACCTTCTCATGACCCCGAAGGAAGTTCCATTATACCCGAAGAAAAAACCATCCGAATCGTTCCCTATCCCTATGACTTGATCGTTCCCAGCAACTCCTGTGTCGAAGATGCAAGTAAAGCGGACTAATCCTCCCATTCCTGGGAAGTACTCAACAACCCCTGTACTTCTCATGACACCACTAGATGAAGTCGCAGCTCCACTATTGGATGAAATAAACTGACCGCTATGAGAAATAGATCCGCTGCCTGTGCTTGCATCAGTCACAAGATTCGTGTTCGCGTTGTAAGGGAAATGAGCCAAGAATCTAGGCTCTAAAGGAGCCACTAGTGTCTCTCCAAATGCGGAGACATTTCCAGCTTGTCCAGCGTCACTCTCCAAGTCAAGTCCTGGAGCAACACCAGTCCTGATATCTTCTAAGATTGCATCGGAAGTTGCGCTTCCAATCGAACCAATACTGCCCATATTTCACCTATGTTTTAAAAGAAGCGAAGGGAAGGGGAGAGCCTTCCCCTCGCAGAAAGAATGCAAGGTTATGCCTGATATCCACATTCCCATTCCATAAGAGGAACAGAACCGTGTAAGTCTGTATCGTTCAGTAAGTAGAAGAACGGCATTACATTCAAGCCATCTGTAAATGTATATGCCGCTGTTGTTGTTGGAGCTGCACCATCAATTTGATAGGTAACAACGCCTGCTGCGCTTACTAAAATTCTTAGTTCATGAGTTTCTGTATCAGCCCAATTATCTGTTGTATCTGTTGTTACAGTAGCTGCTCCACCGACAATCGTTTCGATATTGATATCTCCAGAAATGACATTAAGAGCTGCCATGTCTGCATAGTCGTCGACGTTAGCCTGGTTAGCCTCTACTTTTCGGAAGCCAACAACACAATCATCTGTTCCTGAAACATCAGCAATAGAGAAGCGAGCACGCAAGTAGAATGCAGCGTCTGTTCCGACTGTAAAGCTAGGAATCTGAGAACTTAGAATACCATGGTTTAGCTCCAAACCGTCATCGGCTGTAGCGTCCATAGAACCTAGGTCTAGACCTTCCGCTGTAATCTTCGGAGCTAGAATTGTTTGAGTGCCTAGGATGTGATATTCAAAGCCAGTTGCTGGGAACATAAGGACGTTTTCGTCACCAGCCGTTCCTGTAGCAGCTCCACCACCAACGGCTGCCGACACAGGGTTTTCTTTGAAGTTCTCGTAGATGAACTTTTCGTCCCAGTAGCGACGATTAATTGAATCTTTGTATTGATACTTAGCAATGTTTGCTGGGGTAGGCATAATGAACCTCCTTTACTTGTTTCGCATGTTTTGCCAGACAGCTTCGCCCTTTGCTTCTTTACAAGCAGGACTCATGTCGTGACCTTTTTTAGAATCTTTCTTGGCTGACTTGCCTTTGTCGTTTGACATCTTGGCTTTCTGCTCTTTCTGGGGGTTCATCTCTCCCCGCATGCCGTATCCTTTCATAATAACCTCCTGGTAAGGTATAATCCTTATCTCGATTTAAAAGATTTTAAGGGAAATTTAAAATGACTGATAATGAAGATAGGAAGAAGCAAATAGAGTTTTGGGAAGATTTAATGATGTCCATAGAGAAATTAGACTGTCATTCACTCATCACAAAAAATGAAAAACATAAGATCCACACTCGACTAGCAAAGACATTAAAAAAACATCAGCTTTGCGCATGTCACGAAGGATTCCGAACATGGAAAATATACGACGAAAGAACAAAAGGCTATCATGAAGCATATATCCCACCTGACTTCACAGGAAAAATAGAACCTATCAAGCCAAAGAATGAGAAAAATAAATGACGTGGACGCTTCACAAATTCCCAGACCACTTCGTTCTAAAAGGTTCCATTGATATTGAAGAGCTTCGTAAAATCCTTGGGGTTTTTGAGTGCTGCCGAAACGAATGGATCTTGGATGCAATAGCTGTGGAATTACTTAATGTATCATTTGTTGGACGAGTCCAAGGTGATACGACCACAAAGGAGGTTATGTTCAATTACATCATGGCAACAACGGACAAGACATTTGATGAAGCTGAAGAATGGGTCGATACAAAATTGAGAAAATATCATGAATAAGCCAATTCAACTCGTAGGGTTTCACTTAGATAAAGAAGAACACCAAGCATTCAAGAACATCATTCGACTCAAGGAGCTAACGACCAGAAAAGCCCTAACGTCTTTGGTTCGTAATTACTGCAATGCAGAGCGGGATGCAATAAACGTAAAGTCGCTAGAGATTCCGGTTGATAAGCTAGTTGAGTGGACAAAATTTAAGAGGAGGCACGCCCTTGATTATGTATCATAAGAAGGCGGTGAAAGAATTATCTGCATGGATGCCGTTACCTGCACCTCCCGGAGCCGCCTAATGTTTGATTTTGAAAAAGGCGGTGATCTATTTTTTAATAAAAAAGGCAAGCTGGTTCGGAAACCGATGCCGAGCCCTTGGCAGCCGATCGAGACAGTTCCGCACAATACAAAAGTATTGGTTTGGAGAAGTGGCCCACCATCACATGCAGAATATTTAACTTCTGCTTGGTACGGACAAAGTTGCGACGAGCATAGTCCGAGATGGCACAATTATACAGATGGGCCATTTGCGTTTGCTCCTAGCCATTGGATGCCTTTACCTGCACCCCCCGAGGAATCATGAGCGAAAAGGTTTGGTTTCTGACAGTCGGCTGTATGTTCGGGTTCGGTGTAGCACTGGGGTATTGGCTGGGATTTAGTGTGTGGGCGAGACGCTACGCGAGGCTAGTTCGTGTGCGACAAGAGATGATGGGAGAGAATCAAAAGGAGCAATGATGAAAACAAAAAACAATAGATTAGATTACATTAGTAAATTTAATGACACGTCTGTGGATTGTATGACGGAGATACGCATGCAATATGAGATGTTAGACGCAAGAATCCGGGATTTTTTAGACATAATGGACGAAAAAGAAGGCTCAGCGAGATGTGCAGCATTAGCACGCACTCATCTCGAAACGTCGTTGATGTACGCTATTAAGACCTTGTGCCTCTTAGGTGAAGAATGAGTGAATGGATTAGCGTAAAAGACTCTTTGCCTGGAGAAAAAGATTACCTTGCTACATGGGACGGTGTGAAAGTGTCGCAAAATGTTTTGTTTGATTGGAGAGAGAACATTTTTTACATAAGCGTAGAGGGAGCAGATGGTTACGAGACAAAACCACCCGAAAGACCTGTAACACACTGGTTGCCGTTCCCGAAGGTGAAGAATGATTGAATACAGAGACAAGCAGGGAAACCCCGTAACGCTGGACGAATGGGCAAAACTCAACGAGGACAGGGGCTATTGCAGGGTTGGGCTGGATATTGTCGGAGACAAAAGAATAAGTACTATATTCCTTGGGATTCCACACCTAGGTGAGCTGGGACTAATATATTATTTTGAGACATTGGTATTTTCTGAAGAGGATTCCTTCATAGAGACAGATGGACAACGATACAGAACTCTTGAAGAAGCAGAAACTGGTCATTTGAAATGGGTAGAGAGAATCAAAAAGAGCGAGGGGATTGTCTGTGAAGATACTACTGGCTAGCACAGCTCAAAAAGATATCCTAGCTCTATCCTGTGATCATAAGCGAGATATAACAAGCACCCTTGACCTCATGCAAAGCGTTGGACAACTGGGAAAACCTTTAGACCACGAAAGAAATATCTGGGTCTTTAGAAAGGGACAGGTGCGATTCATATACCACCGAGTTCCTCTCAAACAGATTTCCATCCTAAGAGTTGTCCATGAAAGTGAGCATTGCAATAGCAGTAGGCTATGATTTACTGGAGACTCGAAGAGCTAGAGCAGCTCGTTACTACCAATCAATTACCAATATCTAACGAATAGGTACAACCAAATGCCTGACGCAAACTTCGAAGCAAACCAAGAATTTATAGAATACATAACAAAAAAAGGTAATCATATCAGGACTGTAGAAGACAGTAACTGGCGGTCACTAGAGTCGGCACCAAAAGATGGAACCGACATTTTAGTCGCGAAAGAAGGTTATATGTGCTGTGTTTCGTGGCAAGGAAAGATGTTAGGTTGGGGTTGTTCAGCGCATGGAGATACATGCGGTATGTACGATTTCGAAGCATGGATGCCTTTACCGAAGCCGCCTAATGAGTGAGTATAAAATATACTACAATCCAGAGCCTGTGCTGAAGGGTGGTAAATACTGTTTGTCAACTAGGGAAAATCTAAAAGATGCAATCAAGACGGCTAACGACTATGCGTCGATGTACTACGGATCGATTAGTAGAATTTGGGTTCTCCAAGGTAGAAAAAAGGTTTATGAAATTCCTTTAGGAGCTATGAGATGACATTAAATCTAATCGAGCAAGAAATAAATCGAATCACAAGACAGTTATCTGAGGCTCAGAGTTGGGCTATTGAGCAGTTCTGGAAAGACCACCCCGATCTCGAAAGGGACGATATTGAAATCGTATATCTAGAAGGCAATCCGTTCTCCTATTACGTCAGAGTTAAGGATAATCCTGTAAAGCATGTGGCTAACGGGGATAAATGTTCCTGCGAGAATCCTCTGTGTCAAATTCCTTGGGTGGATACAACGTGCATAGGAAATGTCGATATCGTGTGCATGACAAGTTCTCATGCCTAAAACATAGGCTTTTCTGGTCATAAGGTTGTGTCTCATAAATCAACATTCACCGTACACAAATCGTCTTGTGTCTCATTGGGTTTACACAATGTAAAGCGGATTGACATCTGTAAAGCCTGCCGTTCACCACATGTTCACCAAAGTTATGAACAGAGTTTTCCACATTTTCCACATATGTTCACCAAAAGTGTTCGCCTAAACTTTATTTGAATAAGTTACATGTAAAGCCACCTTGTAAATCGCAATGTAAAGCGGCTTGACACTCAGCCCCCTAGGGAAGCAGGCTGTTTAAGGTCCTGATAATTCAGCAACTGTTGTGTTTTTACGACCTGAAATACATTCGTATTCA